TCAGTAAAGAAATTTACAAGCCATCTGAGATGCTTACAGACGAAGAGTTGCTATTGCTACTTAAGACTGTAGGATTCGAAGGATCAGGCCTTAAAAAAGCTTGGTCTATAGCAAAGCGTGAATCTAATGGAAGACCGCTTGCATATAACGGGAATAGGAATACAGGAGATAGTTCTTACGGATTATTTCAGATAAATATGATTGGAAATCTTGGTCCGCAAAGACTTGAGAAATTTGATCTACAGAGTAACAAAGAGTTATTCGACCCAGTAACAAACGCAGAGATAACGTACTATATGACCGATGGCGGCAGTGATTGGTCAGCTTGGAAGGGCATGACCCCAAGAGCTAAGGAATTTTTCTTAAAATTTCCGACAAAGTAAAGGAGATGGGATGAGGATACAATATGTATCAACTTACATCTCCATGTCAGAAGAAGGATTGGTTGAAAAGCTTTTATGCCCAGTAGACCAATCCATTCTTTTTTGTAATCAAGATTTAGCAGATAACATATCTCTATATTGCCTAGAGTGTGAATACAGAAAGGATATGGGGTCTGCAACATATCAAAAAATAGTAAAGCTGGTTGAGGAAAATAGAAGTGTGTAATAAAGAATACTGTGAGTGTAATAGAGAGTCGATCAATATCCCAATTACCGACTCTATGGGCAGAGAGGCTTTTTGGTTAGATGCAGGAAGACCTGAATAAAGAAGTTTCAAATAATCTTGAAGATAATTTACCTATGGTTAATTATATTATGCTTCATAGAATGTACGACCTTCTTACCTTAATTTCAAATAAAATTGTAGGTAGTGAAGATACTCAAAAAATGATAGAATATCATGAGGCGGGTTACCTTTTGGGACCAGCGCCTTCATTTACACCAGGTGAGGAAGAATAAAATGGAAAAAGAAAAAGTAGTACTACTAATGCTTGAAAAACTAAATAATGATACAAGATTTGCTGGAGTTTCTTCAGGGGCAGATATTGCAGATGTTGAGCAGCAAATTATTAAGAACCAGCCATTCTTGCAGTGGCAAATGGGAAACATGTATGACCTTCTTGTAGAAAAAGGCGTATTAGTTCCTTGACATTATTTGGATAATACTTTATACTTTTAAAGTATTGGTTGAGTTTTGCTCCCAGTATATAAAGCCTCATTCGGATCCGCCTCTGAATGGGGCTTTATTATTTAAGTGGTATAATTATATTATTATGTCCCCTAGAGATCACTTTTCAAAAGCAATGCATAGCCCTTACTTTTCTTCACCTGGCTATGGTGATACACCTAGTGGAAAAGCTGAAAAAGACCTTCAAAAAAATCTTAATAAAATAAAAGGATTTTTTAAACGTATAGTTAGGAAAAAATAATGTTTACTGACAACAAGAATTTTGAGCAAGTGGCGGATCAAGTTTGGATTTGGCGTAACTTTGTAACAGAAGAAGAAAATAACCAAATAATGTCAATCATGAAAGAGTATGAATCTAAATTTGCTAATAACCAGGATGCATTTAAATTTGAAGACCAGGCAATTGATTGGTACAAAAATAAAACAGGACCCTTGATGCTTGAATTAAAGCCTATATGGGATAGAATTTCTTTAGCCCTATACCCAGAGCACTACATCCATCCACAGCTTTTTGTTAATGTTATGCGTCCAGGTGATGAGGGCATGTTTGTACACGCAGATAGCCCAGGAATGAATATGGAGCATAATCTAACACAATTAGATAGATGGTCAACTTGCTGTAGACTAAGTCATGGAATAGTTACATATTTTGGAGACTACGCTGACGGACAAATATTTTACCCAAATCTTGAAAAAGACGGATCTGTAAAAAATAGACCTGGGGACCCATTTGATTGCTTAGAGGTAGATGTGCGACCAGGAGATATGGCAATACATGGAGCAACACACCCTTGGGAGCATGGTGTAAGAAAAATTACATCTGGTACAAGGTATGCTTATTCAAACTTCTGCATGGAACTAGAGCATGCTCCTGGAACATATGAGCTATTTAATCCAGACAAGCATCCGCACATGACGGATGAAAAAGAGATAATTAGTTGGGTACAAACAGTATACCCTGAAACAACATTCTGCAAAAAGAAGTGCATTTGTGGACAATCAGCAGATTTTCCATATTGCGATAACACTCACAAAATAATTAATGCAAAAAATGCTGGTATCAATAAATAATTTTTTATCTAAAGAAGAAATTGAATCTTTTTTAAATAAACAAACCTCTATTGATTTAATAGTAGATAAAACTTCTAGCATAATATCTAAATATAATAATGCTAAAGTTTACACACAATGGGTTGAATTTCTAACTATGAAGTCTGGATCATTTAATTCTCTACATACAGACATAGATAATAATGAAGAAAATCTAATATCTGCAATACTTTATTTAAATAGTGATTACAATGGTGGAGAATTTATTTTTCAAAACATAAAAGTTAAGCCAAATTCTGGTCAACTACTTTTTTTTAATAGTAATAAGAACACCCCGCATGAGGTAACAGAAGTTTTGGGCGCTGATAGATTATCTATATCAATGTTTTTTAGTTATGATGAAACAAGATCAAAATACAAATATCTATCTAAAACAATTTCTAATGCATACAAAAGAGACAAAAGACCTATATAGTGCAAAAGTGAAAAAATTGAAGTGCGGCGGCGGTAGAAGAACCCTTTTTAAAATTTAGCATCATACAGGCGATCAGCACTATATTCATATATTAGATTCATTAATAATAAACAGTCAGAATGGGATTCTAAGTACCATATGTCACATACCCCTGACTCTGCATTCAAACATGTCTCTAATCGGCTCTTAAGCCCCTTTATGACCCACTCTAGCGAACACCGTGCAATGAACTTGTCAGCTTGATAATAATTGCATTCCTCATATCGACGATCTAGCAAATATTTCGCTAATTGGTCTGCTTTGTCCGAATTTACCTTATTATCCATAATGTCCCTATTGTATATAGACCAATGAGAATCCAAGATAGCCAGAGTATTGACCTATATAGTTTAGAGTTCTTCATAGTCTATATCTTCGTCTAGGTCAAAATCAAAGATTTCTACATTTCCCGCCCAATTTAAAAATTTAGACAATGCGACTCCTGAAAGGATTGCTATCGCAATGGTACTTACTAATGCATATAATTTCTTCATATATATATCCTAGTCAACTGCTTTATTTTATATCATCCCAAAATGCAATGATCAATATTATTATTGGTCCAAATATAACTGATGCCTGTATCCAGTTCATATTGACCTCCTTGTAGGGATACTGGGATTTGAACCCAGAATCTATTGTATATAAGACAAGTGCTTTAACCAGATTAAGCTATATCCCCTAGGGACTAGCGTATTCGGTTTCCCGCCACTAATTTTTCGATGCATTTTGTACAAAAATTTTCTAGTACGCCTTTAGCATTAATACGCTCCACGTACTTTGGGTTTTCGCAAAAATCACATTTCATATATCTATTATAGCATAGTTCTAGTTGACTGTAATAGTAAATAAATATTAAATTCCTTTTTCCAGATCATCTAAAAACTCTAGTCGTTGTTTTCTTTTAAATTCTTCTAGATCTTCTTCAGTTTTAAAAGTTTGTGGGTCTATTTCTGGAAATTCCTCTAGCGGCAAGTTCATAAACACTAAAGAGCCTCTAACAGATAAAGGCACAGTCTCGTGCAAAGTATAGCCTCTCATATATAGAACATCACCAGGCTCCATTGTTATTCGATGCTCTTCTTTTTTCTCTACATCAACAAGTAGCCATTCAACTGTACCGTAGCAACACAAATGTACGACATCAGATCTATCACGATGTAAACTAGCGTGAACCTTGTCAATTGCATACTCACCTGTTTGCATAATACTATTGTATGGTTTAGTAGGGTTCCCGTAAATTTTAATTAAAGCTTTTTGAATCTGATACCACATTGGAAAAAATTTTAAATCTTCTTCCTCTATGACCGCCCTAGATTTGTAAGTTTGAGAATAGAAGTCATTTTTTATATGTTCATTATATTTATCAAAGTCTTCTTTGCTGAAGATATTTTTGACCCCGCCTTTTAATACTGCAAATGGCAAATTTTTTAATTTAGCTTCTAATACCAGATTAGTAATATTTTCTGGAATTGACAGCTTTTCATCTTTAATTTGCTCATACATAATATAAATTATATCACAATCTATTATACGGAATTTTCAGTTGACTGTATTATTTCCTTCAACTTTAAATATTTTTCATATAGCAGTGGCATATTTTCGTTGTTTCTAACTATTCTGTCTATTTCTTTACGTTCTGCTGTTTTACCTCTAGGAGCCCTAGACTCGCTTTGACTTTTCATTCGCCGCAATATTTCATATGCGGGCTGTCTTTCTTGCAAAAATTTAAGATCAAATCGCTTAGCAATAGAAATTAAAAATTCTTCTGGCTGATTAGTTAAAAATTCAAAAGTGACTGCCTTTATTAAAGGAAATTCATCTAATGCGTTTAACATAAGTTCATAATTTCTTATGTTCTCTATAATTTTATGATTTAGCCTAGATTCTTTATTGGCTTGATAATACTCAAAATCTTTATCTGATAAATTGTGAATAATAATTTCACACGCAGAAGCAATTGCATCGTATGGATCTCTTAATATAAATACAGCGTCTGGCCATTCTCGAAAAGCACCTACTTCATGATTTTGCCAAATAACCGTAACACCAAGATTTTCAGCTATAAGTGTTTTGCAAAAAGTATTTCCAGATCCTGGAGAAGCATTAACTAGAATTTTTTTACTTCTCATGTTAAAAGTATAGCATTATAAATTTAGTCAACTGCGATTTGAGATTTCATAAAATGTTAATAAATTTTTAATATGTACGATACACGTATTTGAAATGTCCGTTTTGTCTGCATAGTCCGCACATAGATAAATGACCTTGAGCGTGAATGTGATGAGCATCACAAAGATTTATTTTAATACTGGTCAGTAATGGCTCTATTTGTCAGTCCCCCCTGTTATGCTTAAAGTATAAAGAAAGTTAATCAAGGTGATTAACAAGAAAGGAGTTCAAATGAACTCAATCCATGAAAATAGAAACTCTCTAGAGAGTTACTCACAAATCCGTGAGCGTCTTGCAGATAGTATCTGCTCAGAGTGCGAATACGCTTGTTTCGTACATAAAGAAAATTGTTCAAGAAAGGCGGTCAAATAATGACTATGCTAACCGAGGAGTTATACTCCACTATCGTCCATGAGTTTCATAACGGAGGCGTAAAGTCCTCCTATGGACTAAATGCCTACACACGCAAGGCTCTATTGCGTGACCTACTCTCTAGCAAGGCTTGCTATTGCATAGAGTGCGTGTGTGAGGTAACTCACACCGCATAGGGCACATGCTACGGCGTGTCGTCTTGATAATGTCCGACCTATCCGCTATAATTCCAACTATAACCAACTAACGAAAGAAGAACAGACAATGACAATCACATACTCACTATGGGACGGCGCTCAACTACTAGGCGCAGGCTTTACCGCTAATAGCGCAGACGAAATGAATAAGGTTGTAGCAGACCTACAAAAGGTTTCTAAAAATGTTGTAGCACACATGCGAAAGGTAGAACAGAACTAATGATGACTAAATGGGACACTATACAGGCAGATGTATCAGACGCATACATTCACCTAGATGAAGAAGAAGAATACAATAAGGCACTAGATAATGATGAAGATGATGTATTAGGCTTCTCTAAGGCTATACAGATTGACCACTTAACAGATGAGCAACTAGACGAAGTCTTTAACATGTTCGGAGATAAGTAAATGACTATTGAACTAAATGAATACGGCTTCATGTTCGACATGGGCGACTTTATCTATCTATCCCTATCATGGGCGTTTATCATCTTGACCGCCGTTATTCTTGTCGGTGCTAAGGTATACAATAAGATAAAGAGTAATAAGCAAGTAGCCCCTATCGGCTTTAACAATGATGATGATTGGATGACTAAATGAATAGACTACTAACTACCCTAGTGCAATTAGCCCTTGTAGTACCCGCCCTCTACATGGGGCGCATTGTATGGCATGACTTTCTAGAAGAAATGAGAGAATTAACTAAATGAAATCACAATTAGAAAAAGATTTAGAAATTAAAGAAAGCTTTATAGATTTACTTAATGATGTTTATCCTACAGTAAAAATCGGCTACTCTACATTCACCCCCGCCGAAATTCTAGAATGTTGCGATCCCGTAGCGTTTGCGATTGGGCTAGTAGAGCATGAGGACTATCTAGCAGAGATAGAAGATGAGACGTAACTCACAATAAATAAACGGCGTGTCGCCTTGACAATTCAGGGCGTCACCCCCACACTGGTGCGGGGTCGGGCGTGTCGTTATGAAGTCGTTATAAAATCCCCCGAATTTTGCGGCGTGTCGATTTGACAGGGTTATCCACAGATCTCGGGCGTGTCGTCCACATGATAAATGTGATTACTATCACACGGCTTGAGCGTCTCACATCATGGACTTACTGGCTAGTAATTATTTTTTGTCAGTGCTTTCGTGTATAATGTCTACTATAACAACAACGAAAGAAGGTCTGCCAATGGCTACCAAACTCTACACAATCGAAAGCCTACTTGTAGGAAAAAACTATCGCTCAAACTCTCGCCACTTTTCAGGCGAAATTGTTTCTGCTGAACATCGCCCAGAAATTTACTATGGCGAAAAAACTGAAGCCTATCTAATCGAGGTTCGTGCTGGCGGTCTGCAAAATAAATTCGCAACAATCGCAGTAAAGGTTGGTGAATAATAATGGGATACATCGAAATTTTCCGAATGGATAACGAAGGTGCTGGCTGGGTAGATTTATCCGAAGCAACACCCGATGAATTGTTCAACATTGAATTAGGACTACTAGAAGAAGGAGCGTTCGAATGAACCTAGATGAATTCAAGGCGCATGTATTAGCAACACGCCAAGCAAGCAAGGCAGAAGCCTTGTCAGTGCTATCTGCTACAATTACCGAAACAACGAAAGAAGGAATGTAAATGGGAAATCTATTTGATGTACTTGAAGGCGTTTTCATTTGTGATAATTGCGATACTCTCGCAACTGTTTCACAATTTGGAAACACAATTGAAATCACAAAATGCGAATGTGTAACGCTAGAATGGGAAGGCGATAATGTATAAAATAACCTGCGCTTATGACGGCAATGCTCCGCATTGGTCTGCCGACTACGAAAACGAATTTGGTGCATGGGAAAACTTTTTCTTGTTCACCGATTGGGGAATGGCTAACGATTTCTCAACTGTAAATATAATGACGCCAACTGGCAAAATGTACACAAAGGTATTTTATAGAACAGGAATGGTATCCGTAAAATGATGACACGAAAGCACTTCGAGGCAACTGCAGAAATTCTAAAGTTCGCTAGCGATAAAACTCATCCTGCTGTTTTTTCTAAAATGGTTAATGATTTTGCGTTAATTTTTGCAAAAGAAAATCCAAACTTTAACGTGAATAAATTTCATGAGGCGTGTGGTTATCATGTTCCAAACCTCTCTTCGAGATAAAGTTAAACGCATTCAGGAATTGCGCCGTAGCAATGCGGCGCAACCTGTTCGCAATAAAAAAAAGTACACACGTAAAATAAAACACAAGGGGAAAAATGATCTATGATCTAATTGGTGCACTTGGTGGAGTAGTTGCTATCGGATTGGCCCTCTTGCCTTTTGCTCTTGTTTATTATATTTTTTCTAATTTATAAAAGCGTTTCGACTTGACAAGTTGCCAAAATCCCGCACATAGCTGCGGGGTCGGGCGTGTCGTTACGGGTGTGATCAAAATCACCCTGGAATTTTGTGAGGTTTATCACAAAACTTATGCGTGAATGGATTAGGTAATGTCAGTGGGGTATGCTAAAATACTCTTATCCAACCAACGAAAGGCAAAAAATGATAGTAGAACATAGTCTAAAGTTTGTAACAGAGTTTGCAGACGGACACCCAATAACTGCACAGGTAATGGCACTTGATGAGTCAATGCGTATTACAATGCTTGAAGGCATGCTAAAAGATTTGGTAGGCTCTCGCTTACAACCAATTCTTGATGAAATTAACAAAAATGGCTCATACGCTATTCTAAAGGTTGCTAACTAATGGGAAGCGTAACTGCACTAGGTATTCAAGATAGCGTGTTAGATTTAGAAACACAATTAGCCTATCACTTACAGGGTAATCACTATCCACCCGTTCCGCTATCTATGGTACAACCTTGCATTGATGCTATTGATGCATACTATGATGAGGATTATAATAAACTAATCGCAATGCCTGAAGGCGTGTCGTATCGTGGAGAAAAATTTGCACCTGCCTCCGCTATTATCGAACAACACCACCTAGAGTTTTGGCTACCTGAAAGTGACTAAGGTCACACAATAACATTCTCACATGGTGAGATAGGGCTAGACGAATGTCATACCCCAATGCTACAATAAGACCCTAAACAGAAAGGAAGCAAAATGACAGTAAATGGATACACTTACAAGGTTGGCGATTTATTCACCACCCTAAAGTCAAAAAAGACAGGAGTAATCAAAGAGATTATTCCTAACGCATCTGGCTCGGTGCGAGTGCTACTAGAAATGCCAACAAAGGAAACTCGTTGGACAACAGTTAGCGACTCAGCCCTAATAGGCGCATAAGACGGAGGCACACACCTTAACAGGGTGCTAAGCCACGAAACAGGGACAGTTTCAGAGAGTGTTCTAGTCCAATGTCGTAAGTAAGAACTCTCTCCCTTCGGGGAAAATGTCAGACCCCCCTGCTATACTAATCAACCAACCAACGAAAGAGAGAAAATAAATGGCACGACAAAAAGCAATCTCAGTAAAGATAGCAACACCAAAGGTAATCAAGGCACTAGAAACTGCACTAGCAAAACTAGAGTCAGACTACGCTTCACAAGAAGCAAACGAAGCAAAGTACGAAAAGTTGCGTAAGGTTTGGCAGAAAGAAGTGCAAGACTACGCTATTGCTAACATCAAGAAGGCAGAAAACTTCCGTACTAACTATCGTTCATGGTCAAACAACCTAAACATTGACTTTGACTTGACAGTATTAGAAAAGGATTTGCCTAAAGAGCCTGAGAAGGACTTTGAGACACTTCATGTTCATACTTATCGTGAGCAGAAAGAGGAAATCTCTAATGCTATTCGTATTCTAAAAATGACAGATGAGGAAGTAGTTAGCACAAGCACTTACAATGCGGTTGCTCGTTATCTCTAAATAAAATCGTTCTCGCATAACGATAAATTGCGAACGACCTGAGTAAGTCGCCAAACTGCTCACACCTTCGGGTGTCCCTACTAACAAAGGCAACACAATGCGTTTCAAGATTGAAATGTACGATGAAGTAAAAGCAAATGATTTAACGATGTACTCAGATGAAGGCTATGATAATGAAAGCCTAAAGGAATTAGTATTCTCTAATCTAAAAAAGTTTGACGGAAACGTTAAAGCTTTTGTTTATGACCAAAAGAATAAGAAGAAAACATCTGCAGCATTCTTTCCTATGGAGACAGTTAATTACGTAAAGTCTTTAATAGTAAATAAGTAATAGGTTTGGGGCTGGATCTTGATCCCGCCCCATCTTATTATTTGAGATGCCCGCATAGGTGCGGGGTTATCCACAGGTTTAAGAGGGCCTGTGGAAAACGCCAGGAATTTTGTGAGATTACTCACATGGATCAATTCGGACATATTGTATCTAATCCTAGACAATGTCAGTGCCAGATGTTATACTTACAACTAATCAAACGAAAGGTAAAAAATAATGGCTCATAATCTCGAAACCGAAAACGGCGAAGTTGCTTTCGCTCTACGTGGCGCACCTGCATGGCACAACCTTGCAAACCGAATCTTTACACAAGATGAGGAAGTCACAACACAAACGATGCTAGACGAAGCAAAACTTTCCAATTGGAATGTTCGCTTGTCTCCTATCACTGAGCATATTCCAGAATCTTGGAATGATGTATCTACCGCATCTCTTGTCATTCGTGACAACCCATTCAACAAGGGCACCGATGTTCTTGCCACTGTTGGTAAGCGCTACAAGCCTGTGCAGAATGAAGAACTATTCGCTTTTGCGGATGCAATTCATGATGCAAACGCTGATTGCCGTTGGGAATCTGCTGGTTCTCTTAAGAAGGGCAAAGTTGTATTCGGTACTGTTGATATTCCTCGCACAATGGTTCTTGACCCACAAGGCGCCAACGATGAAACTAAACTCTATTTAATCGTATGGACATCTCACGATGGTTCAGTTGCCGTTCAAGCAGCCGTTACCCCTGTTCGTGTTGTATGCCAAAACACTTTGAATCTTGCAATGCGTAATGCTAAGCAATCATTCAAGATTCGTCACACGCAATCTGTTGAAGGTCGCATTGCCGTTGCTCGTGAGACTCTCGGTCTTGCTCTTGGATACTTTGATGAATTCGAAGTTGAAGCAAAGGCGCTTTACTCACAAGCAATCACCGATGCTGAATTCTCTAAGTTGATTCAGACAATTTATCCTAAGCCAGATAAGGATGCAGCAAAGGTTGCTCTTACTAAGTGGGAAAATAAGGTTGTTCTTCTTGATGACCTTTATCATAACTCACCAACTAATGCTAATATCAAGGGCACAAAATGGGGTGCATTTAATGCGCTTACTGAACGCCTAGATTATTATCGTTCATCACGTGGCAATGCTGAAACACTAATGGCTGGTGCATCAGGCTTTGACCCAATTCTAACTGCTGAGAAAAACAAAATCAAGAAATTGGTTTCTGCTTTCTAAATAAATAAATTCCTGAGCATGAATAAAAACTGCTCACAATTTTTTTCTTGGTCTGTTAGCTCAGTTGGTTAGAGCGCTACCCTGTCACGGTAGAGGTCGACGGTTCAAGTCCGTTACAGATCGCAAAATGCCCGCAAAGGTGCGGGGTCAAATCTTGTGTTACGGGTCACATAAAAAATCCCCTGAAATCTATAGACAGTTGTCAGTGGGACCTGGTACAATTCTCTTTATGACCAACGAACTAGTATCAAGTAAATATACATTTGTCTGTGACCCAGATGAATGCGATTGCCTAATAGAACTAACATCATCTGATGGATTTGGTTTTCCTTCAGGTGTGACAGAACTCACATGCCCGTGTGGACGCAAGACCACATTAGTGTCAGTGGAGCATGCTACAATTGCACCTTCAACCCAAACGAAAGAGGAACCAATGGAAGAATCAACAGTAACAACAACACCAATCCCTGAGTCATACAACTCTAATCTATTAGTAACATATAAAGTTATTCGTGGATATTCAGATGCAGAATATGCAACTGATAAGGTTACCAGTATTGAATGGGACCTACACAATGGGCGCCAATCACAAAAGCGTGTGACCACCTTGCTATCTCAAATTGACACAGTCAGAGATATTATTACTGAAGCATATGCCGATTCAGATGACCAAGAAACTCTTCGCTCAATTGCTGAAGCGCTTGACATTGCTTTGACACGAGATGTTGAGTGGTCTGCAACAATTGAGGTTAGCGGTACTATTCAATTAGATTTACTTGCTGATTCAGATACAGATGTAGAACAAGAAATCTACGACAACCTATATGTTGATTCACAAAATGGCAACATTGAAATTGTTGACACTGAAGTATGTAATGTTCGTGAGAACTAATGTACTTTGAACTTACCGCTCCTGATAGGCTCTCCATGGAGAGAGCCTATTGGGATGCAGAGATAACTGGGCTAGACCCCGAAGCAATGTCTGCATTGACTTTCAACATTGGAACTGGTAGTATTGAGAAAGTAAGTAGGATTCGTGATAAGTATAACTTAATTGAATCTTATGTTAGCGACAGCAAAGTTACAGGATACTAGGAGATATAATGTCAGATTACAGAGATGGTTTTGATGACGGGTATAAATTTGCTCGTGAAGAATTAATGGAGAAGTTATCAGAGATTGATATTAATGATATCGACTCTTGGATTCTTGATCGATTATCTGACATGATTGAAGGCGGTGCGCTATGAGTGAATGGATAGGCTGCGATAAATGTAATTCAGTAGTACCTGCAATGTATCTTGTTAAGATGGTTAGTGGAGAGCTTGCTTTCTGTGGCCACCACTTTAATAAGTTCAAACCTAGTCTTGACAAGATTGCTTACGAAGTGATAGAATTAAACAAAAAGGAAGAAACACCTCAACTAGTAGAAATGGCGGAATAAACATGGGAGACCGTGCAAACTTTGGATTTACACAATCTAATGGCAATACAATTGTAGTATATGGACACTGGGCTGGTGGCGGCATGCTGGACCTGCTAGCACGTGCTGTAGACAAGGCTCGTCCTAGGTGGGATGACGAATCATATGCAACGCGGATTGCTATCTCTAATCTAATTAAAGATGAGTGGACCAGCGAAACAGGTTGGGGAATGCAAGTTAACCAACGTTCAGATAATGAGCACAAGATTCCTATCATTAACTTTTCTAAAGGTGAATTTAGTCTTCATGAAGAGGCCACATTTAGCGATGAGAATAAAATTCGAGGCGTCCAAGATGAGCCACTGTTTGTAATGAGTCTTGATTCATTTGTAACAAAATATGCACAGGAACTAATACTAATAGATTAAACACAGGGTGCCCCTAACAGTCTTCGCAGGCCAGGGGTTAAATAAAGCAGAGTTCTTTTACTTTCGTTGGTGAACCTCTAGCAGCCTTCATAACTTGACAAATATGCAGCTGGCCCGCAAAAAATAAGGGTAATATATTTCTTTTACGGTGTCAATAGCAAATCGCCTGGAATTTTGTGATCTTGACCACATAGCTGGAAAATGTGGTGTGAAACACACCCATAAACCATTCCATATGTCAGTGGTCCATTGTATAATTGGAACATATCAACGAAAGGATATAAAATGCCAAATTGGGTATTTAATGGTTTGACTATCGAGGGAAATCCTGAGCAAGTTAAATCTCTAATCAAGCAGATGAATAAGCCATTTGTTTATTCTATTACACCTACAGGTGATTTAGCATATTCAGTCAAGCAGACTAAGTATGTTAATCCTATCTTTGCTTTTCATAATATCTATAACTATAGAGATGCTGGTATTACTGATGAGGTCTATCATGGACAGCCTCCTCGTTCCACCGACTTTTCTGAGGCAATGAAGTTTGAAACCAATGACTGGTACAACTTTAATGTCCGTGAGTGGAGCACTAAATGGGATGTTGCTGTAGCAGAGGGTAATGAATATCCTGATACAACTATTGAGGAAGCCGAGAACGGCGAGAACTATGTAGTCCACTATAACTTTAATACTGCTTGGTCTCGTCCAATAAATGCTTTACTTAAACTATCTGCACAATACCCAACATTACTATTTACTTTATCATATGAGGAAGAGACAGGCTGGGGTGGGGAGTTAGAGATGCTTCGTGGAGAAATTATCTCAGAATCAGAATACGACAATCAATGTCGTGATTGTGATGCCATTAACCAAATGGAATACTGTGAAGAAGAAGAATGCGGTGAAATCTGTGGCAACTGCAATTGGCTAGGAGAGGCAGACCTAGAGGCGGTAGCAAAATGTCAGACCCATGCTATATACTTAGAAACTAAAGTACCCGAATATAGAAAGGTGGGAACCGAATGAGTTTTCTAGAGAATGAAAATGAAATGGTAATTGATATGACATATTCTGAGATAGGAGCAATGCTTGTTGAAGATTGGGTTAATGCTAATTTAGATGAAGGCCAACTATATGCAGATTTTAGATTTGCAGAAATGTCAGATAGTAATTATTTAAAGGGTAGATTTAATCTATTCTATGATTTAAATCCAGGTGACCAATACTACTTAGAATGGAATGAGGAACTATAATGCTAGGTTATACTAAAGAAGATTTAGATCAAATGATTAATGCCGTGCACGATGCTAAATTGTTTTACATCTTAAATTCAGGTGTGGAACAAATAGACAAGGACCTCTTAGTTGATGCTTTGTTAAAGACAAATGACTTTCTTCAAGGACTATGGGCAGAAGGGTATTTTGACTGATGGGGGCTAAATGTCAGCATTACTGGGAGTGTTCAGATGTCCCTGGAATTTTTACTTGTCAGTGCTCTATGGTAAGATATTTCAATAGAGAAACGGGAGAATATTACTATGACTAAATCATCAGTATTTCTAGAGTATATGAAGTTACATCTAATTAGTCTTAATCAAGATTGGGAGGCTACTAAAAATGGAGAGCCTTTGAAGGATGATGAATATGACCCTTCAGATGATTACTTCCAAGGAGCAATTGAAGCAACCGAACATTTATTGTCAGTGGCTACTGATATAATGAATAACTCTAACGAAAGGGTATATGAATGACAATATCTGATGATATGTTTACTGATAAAGAATCTCTTGAACTCCCGCCTCACCTTCAACGTATGGTGGACGCAGGTGTTACTGGATTAGATATAATGCACGGGGAACTAAAAAACCTAATGCTAATTGCAGAGCAGGAACTTGCTGACGCAATTGCACGGGAGGAAGAAACCGAAGAAGCAATGGATTCTATGGACCGTACAAATGCAGAGGGACGACTAGATATGTTGGTCGAACTGTACCAACTAACCTATCAACTATCATTTGCGATTGGAGCACGTAATGAAGCCTGAAGATAAAGATAAACTAAACGAATGTTTAAAGATTCTCGACAGCACCGACCTTGGCCTGTCGCTAGTATGGCTGTGGACATGGTCCACAATTAACAACATCTTTGAGGATGAGACCTACAAGCAGAACTGCACCATAGACGACATGTGGGACCACCTCTGTGAGGCCGTGGAGGCTGGTATGGGCTTCTCTCTAGAGTACGGGGCGGAACAGCACAATGATGACGTCCTTGAATGGATGATGAATCGTGAATACATTGTGGACACAATGTTTGAAGAAGAAGAGGAAGAAGACGAAGATGAAGATGAGTGACAACTATCTCAATGATCAGTTAAACAAAGCCCAAAAGCTTTTGTGGGGTGGATCTGA